GTGAGCTTATGTCCCACGCCAATAGTGGGTATCCCCACCTGGTCGTGATACATCTGGAGCCTTTCGCCTTCGAGGCCCTCAAGCATCTCTAGTCCTATAGGACTCATGTTCATCTGTCTCGCCTATACTCCTCACGAGCCTGTAGCACCTGTACGCTCCCGGCAAGATCGTGCACTCTAGTCGAGATTCCTTCGACTCTTCTCACTAGCCCACCCTGATCGTCCGTTCCGAGCAAGGTGACATGCAGAATGCTCACCGACATTGACAAGTCGCTCACAGCTCCTCGAAGATCGGTTAGCACCTTCACTGCTTTCCTACCTAGCCACCCCATCAGCGGCAAGCCGATAGTAAGAAGCAGCGTGTTTACTTCACTCGATCCGAAGGTCATGGCTCTTGAATATCCCAAAAGATGCCGTCAGGCTTACGCAGCGTTGCGAAGTCTGGCGACAAGGTTGGTATCTCAACAGCTGAGTCGACGGCCTCGGTCTGCTCGTGTTCCTCAACAGGCTTGTCAGCAACCCACTTATCGAACGCGTCGTGGTGATATGTCGCTTTCGCTTTGTCCTGAGCCTCGTCCTCGTAGTAGAGCGCCGATGCGAGAATCACCATCCCTCGATGCCACGACAGCGGAATCACTGGCACATCTGATGTCTGCGTCAGCGCCGAGTAGATCACCTTATACACGAACTCGATGCAGTACGCGCCATCTGGCGGCGGTAGCACCTGGAAGTACGACTCAATGTACGTCCACTTATCCGGCTTACCGTTCTGTATCAAGTTGTTCGGGCTCGCGTTGTAGTCCTGCTCTGCGAGAACATTCGTGCCGACGTACGTTAGCTCACGGCCATTAGTCCTATCCCAGGCCTTAAAGATCACGTCGGTTAGCTGGCTAACGCTATACTTGTCCTGCCCAACTACTGTCGTGAACTGAGCTCTCGCTCTACGCCGCTTGAACTTGTACTTGTCAAAGATCTCCTGCCCCGCGTCGTTAATGTGCTGGTCAAGATTCGGCGTATCCGGCACGTCTGTCGTGCTCGGATTCCCGATCCTTATCCGCAAGCGACTTCTAAACTCGCTTAGATTCACGCGGCCTCCTCTACATGCACGGCGCTTGGAACGGCACGATGATCGCTACGTAGAAGCAGAACTCCTTTGGCTGAGACTCCCAGTTGGGCTCTGCTAGGATGACGATTAGCCCTAGCGACTCCCAGTTCGGGAAGCGCGGTGCCTGAATCAGCGACGTCAGCGACTCCCAGTTCGGAAATCTTGGCGCCTGAATCAGTCCTAGCGCTTCCCAGTTCGGATATCTCGCCGCAGCGACGTTCTGCTGCGATAGCGACTCCCAATTTGGGAACCTTGCAGCAGGAACTATAGCTAAGGCCTCCCAGTTCGGGAACCTGTTTGCAATGAGAGCAGATACCGCTTCCCAGTTAGGGAATCTTGCGCTGCTAAGAAGCCCTAAAGCCTCCCAATTCGGATATCTAGGCGCCGCAATCGCTCCTAATGCCTCCCAATTAGGATATCTCGGAGCAAAAATGCCTCCGAGAGCCTCCCAGTTGGGATACCGAGGCGCTGCAATGCCCATTAGCGCTTCCCAATTTGGGTATCTCGGCGACGAAACAGGGCTTATCGCCTCCCAGTCAGGGAATCTAGGCGCAGCGACGCCTCCTAAAGCCTCCCAGTTAGGAAAGCGAGGTGCGAATATCCCGCCTAGCGCTTCCCAATTAGGGAACCTATTCGCCGTTACTACTGACATCAGGTCGTATTACCGCTTAGTTGAATCTCCAACTGCGAGCCGGAGACTCCGTAGTCAAACGCTCCGTCATTCGCGAGTAGCGCTTGCCTGACCCAGATGCCGATGTAGCTGCCGTTCGTCAAGTTCTGACTATTCGGCACGTTGATCGCAGTGCCAACTCCCTGAAACGTGATGCCTGCTGGCGCCGTCAGTCGGTTCGTGATCGTGTTCACGTCGTTTAACGCAGTCTCGAGGCCGATGCTGATGCGTCCCGAAGGGTCAGCGACCAGCGTTACTGTTGCGCCTGTTAGCGTTAGCGATGCATCAGTGTTCTTGAAGAACACCTTGTCGTACCTCGTCACCGCGGTCGAGCTCGACGCTGATTTCTTGAACAGCGCGGTGTCCTTGTAGTAAGGATGCCCAGCGCTGTTGAACCCGCCGATCAGCGTGCCAGTGCCCGTACCTTGGTATACACTGATCACGCCTGCTGGCAGCGACGCGAACGTAACGTCGAGGATGCGCTGATAGGTGTTGACAGAGCTAACCTCAGTCGTTCCGTTCATAGCGAGCGTCTCAGTGGTATAGACGCCACTAGCGGTCCTGCCGCTGATCGTGATGTTCATCGTATCGCCACTGTTCGTCGACACGAAGCTAATCACAGCCGCAGCGGTTAGATGATTGATCGCTCCGCAGCCGCATGTGAGATCAATAGCTCCGCCGCCTGTGCTCACATCGTCATTCGGCCTGTTCACAGCCGCGAGGAATACTAACTCAGCATTTGTGATTGACACTATGTCCTCCCTAGCAGGTGCAGTTCGGGTCTATGGGTGCCCATGAAGTGAACGGCACCGTAATCGGAGCCACGTCTGTGAACCCCGGCGCAGGACACGTCGAGCTCGTCGCTTCCCAGTTTGGTGAGCGCACAGCGACCACTGGCGGTATCGCGTGGCCGGCAATAGAGATGACATGTGTCTTCGCCGGGCGTATCCGCTGCTGAACGATCGTAATCTGCGGCGCGAGGCGCAGTGGTACCGTCGAAGGCGCACCATGCACATAGATGACGTTCGTCTTCGCCGGACGATGAGCCACCTGCACCACATGCACCTGCACCGTTGGCGGCTGAGGTGGCGGAGGCGGCACTGCCGCGTTGCGTATAAAGACGAACTTGCCGTACGCTGGGCGGTGCTGGACCTGCACGACATGCACTTGTGGCGCGAGCTTTGCGGGTACAACAGACTCCGCACCGCGAAGCTGTACGATGCTCGTCTTTACATGCTGCCTTGAGCGCTCGACAAGGACCGCCGTGTACTGCGGCGCGCTCGGCGCTATTAGCCCGCCAGGATTGTGTTGCGAGATAACGTGCGTAGCAGGCGGGCGGATTCGAGCCTGCACGACATGTATCTGCTGCGGAGGTGGTGGAACTGCCGGTGCCACAAGCGGGCTGCCCCGCAGGAACACAACGCGCGAGAAGAACCGTCCACGAGTCGCTGGCGACGGTCCTGCTACCGCAGGTGGCGCAGCCGGCGGAGCCGGGGCTCCCTGTATGTAAACTACACGCGTCGTAGGCGGACGAATCCGAGCCTGTACCACATACGGCTGTGCAGGTAGCTTCTGCGGAACAGTCGACTTCGCGCCATGAACATAGACGACATGCGTCGGCTGCGGCTTGTTGCGAGCCAGGACGACATGCATCTTCGGCGCTGGCGTAAACTGACCGCCGCGTAGCGCGATGACATGCGTAGGCGCAGGACGATTGCGTACCTGGACGACAACTGGCTGAGTCGGCAGTCGCTGTGGAACGGTAGACGGTGCGCCATGTATGTAGATAACATGCGTGCCTGGCCGATGCGGCTGAGCGGCCTGCACGATGTGTATGCGACTGTTCGCAGGCGCAGCCGGCGGCACGATACCACCGCGAAGCTGCAACACTCGCGAGAATAGCCTGCCTCGCGTAGCAGGTGGGATGCCAGCCGTAGGCGGCGGAACAACGACTCGCGGAGCGTGTAGGAATACGATCATCCCTACCGCTTGATGCGCTCGTCGTGCGGTCGTCCGAGCGACGCTAATGATCTGCGATACACCAGCGAGCAACGGGCGAAGCGCGGCAGTGATGCCGTTGTTCAGCGCTGCGACTGACGAAGTCGTCGTCTTAGCCGCCGTTGCGCCAGCCGCTACAGCGAGGAAGTCCCCGCTATCCATAGACTGCGGATCACTCGTGCCACCTTCCGCGCCGTTCATTCGTTCAGTGAACGTCTGTCCACTAAACGTCGCGCTCTGCGCCTGGAAGCCGCAGATACAGACACAGACTGCGCCAGGCGTCTTGGTCGTGATCGAAGGGCACGTTCCGGTCACCGACGATGTATTGACACTGTTCGTCGCTGCCACGTCCATCGGAGTGTTAGGATCAACTCCGGAGTAGCCAAGAATCCAGCCGATAGCTGTAGTGCTCGTGAAGCCGAAGGCGTTACTCGCTACGTTGCCTAAGGCCCAGTACGCTGCTGTTCCACAGGTCGCACCGTTGTCTGACTTTGCGATCAGCGTCCAGCCAGTCGGCGGAGTAATCGTAATGCCTGTCCCACCGTCATACTCGAAGCATGCGATCAGTATATCCGTCGGGAGCGTACCGGCAGGATTAGCAGGGGTGAGTGTCGTCCCTGCATCCATCAAGACCTGCGCCGATGCCGCTCTAAACGCTATCGCCACTTACGGATGATCCACGAGTGGATGGTCAGGGTCTGTTGAGAGTATGTCACGCGTCGCGTCTGGATCGATGATCTCCTCACGTGGACGAGCGGTAAGCAGATGCCTCATCATCGCCTCGTCAGAGATCGTCGGGTCAATAGTGCCAACGTGCCTGGTGAACGCCAGCAGCACTGATCCCGGCTGAAGCACTCTACCACCTGCCATCGCTTCAACCGCCGCGATCCTATCCTTCGCATGAGCGATCATCGACTCCTGTCCATGCTTCGCTACCCACACCCGCGGGAAGACGACGCACACTCCGCGCTCGATCCACTGAGCCACTGCTACATCTCTATCCGGTTCATCCCACGTCCGCCAGCGCGCCACTGGCCTCAGCACCGGCGGTGGATAGGGACGAGCCGGAGCTGCCGCCTCCTGTGGCGGAAACGGCAGCTTCCGAACGATAGGCTCGTCGGCCATCTGTTACTCTTCGAACTCGATGTACGTCCGGCTGTTGACCACTGCTGGAGCGTTGTCTCTCAGCGCGATCCCGAGCAGCGTCGCGCTGCCGGAGAGGTTCGTCTGCGCCTCGCGACCAAGCGGAGACTGAATCACCAACAGTCCGCCGTTAGGCGTCACGAGCCAGTGCTTGAACGGCGTTAGCACTGTCGGCTCAGCGGTGTAGTCGGTCTGACCCGTCGCCGTCGCTGCGCCGATGCCTCGGATGAGGTACGGTGTGAACGCAGTGCTCGTGCCTGCCGTCGCCTGCGTTGAGCCGACAAGCTCCACCAACACCGGCACGTTGCTCGCCGTCACGCCGTCGAACGAGTTGCTGATCTCACACAGAATGCACTGGCGGTTCGTGCCAGGAATCACGTTGCAGCATGTCTTCGCCGTGTTGGCTACAAGAGCCGTCGCGGTCGTCGAACTCTTCACTACGAAACCCGCTGCCATACGACCTCCCTGAGGTTATGTGACTGACCGCTGAACCGCCTGCGACCTCACAGTAATCTGCGGCGGCCCCCCTGCTACTGCCGGCGCCTTAAACGCCGCGATGATGCCAGCGAAGAATCCTGCGCCTCCTACGTCATTCGTAGTATTCCATGTCCAAGTAATCGCTGTACTATCCGGGTTGTAGTAGTGCCCCTTCCCGTCGTCTAGCGTGAAGTTCGACAAGCCCCCGTCTTGATCGCTCGCAAGTCCGTTGCCGAAGAGGGCCGCCGCTGGAGCACTCACTCCCGTCATTGTGCCCGTAAACTGATCCGACCCGCAGACTACGAGTCCAGCACCCGTCGGCGAGAACCCTGTTACGACCTGAAGCGTTGCGCTCTGTGTCGTCTGATTCCCGTCGAACGCAGCATCCTTGTCATACGGCGAAGCCGGCGCGCCCGCAATGTCCATGAACCTAAAGTGAATCCCATCTCCCGAGACCATTGCGCTCGCGAGCGTGATCGTCACCGTCATGTTCGGATCAGATGTTGTATTATCCGCGTGTAGCATGTTCTGAACAGTGTTTGTCGCACTCGCATTGTGATGCGGACTGTTTGTTGTGTGCGAGTAGCTATTGCTCTTCGAATCAGTAACCGTCGAGATATGCTGCAGCGCCGTGGACGACGAGCAGATGAACAGATTGCCAAACGTCGGCACCTGAATCGCCGCGAAGCCAGGCCCGTTGCCCATCACTCCGTTGAACGCCCAGCCAAAGTGATGTACGCCCTTAACGTACATGCCAGTGTTCGTCCCGCCGCTCGAACCGGCAGTAAACGCCACCGCGACTGTCGTGCAGGAATGTGCGCTATTGACAGTGATCGTCGGCGTGATCGAGACCGCTGACGACTGCACGTAGAACTGGCACGGTTGCCCCTCAACACCGTCCGCTGAAAGGAAGGTGAAGTTAGTGCCTACCGTGAAAGTATACGGTGTGCTGCCACTGGCATCAGCAGCATACTGCATGATGAGACAGCCAGACGACGTTGGCGTGAAGGCGCCTGTCGCCCACGCGGTATTGCCAGTAACATCAGCTCCTGACGATCCTGCCGTCCACGGAGTGCTCGTCGCGACTCCAGCCCACTCGGAGAAGGACACACAGACATCGCCGCCCGTCTGACCACCGCCAAAGGTGATTGTCAGAAGCTTCGCGCCAACAGCGGAGTTCGCAAAGGCGAAGCAGTAGACGTTTCGATTGCCGCCTGTCTGCGACTTAGCGAGCGTCCATGCGCCGTTCACGTCGTCAGACGCAGCGACTGTGATCCCTGCCACAACGTCGCATGTTACAAACGCGACGAGGCAGTTACCCGAGATCGTCTTGTTTGGAAACGGTACCTTGAAGGTGACCGCTGCGCCTGCATCTCGACGCCCCGTGTTGTGATACTGCACGAGCGTAGGAGTGCTGACTCCACCCTGGATAACTAACCGTCTGTATTCACCCTTCCACCAGATATAGCCCTTTGGACGCCATGCGCAGTGCATCGCCTTCATGCGCCCCACCCTGGGTCTTGAGTCCACCATACCTGCACGAGACCCCACCAAATGCTCTGAGCGAGCACGGGACCACTGTTAATGTTCCGTCCGAGCGCCAAGCCGTAGATGTTATTCGCCGCTGGGCTAATACCAGTTCGATTTACGCACAGGTTGTTATCGAACCACCAAGCGTCGACTCCATTGCCGCTTCCGCACTTCCAGTGCATCCGATAGCGATGCCAGCCGCCATCTCTCGGCGCGAAGCCAGCGCTCGCGTAGCTGACGTTGAGGTTCGTACTACCCGTGGGCGGATACGATGCAATGAAGTTGAGGTCCTGCGTGCCCGTCCCGCCCTCTACCCCAAGCGACCAGCGGTCTCCCGTACCGTTGATCCGTCCAAAGATGAACTTATAGCCAGGATCGCATCCACCGCCTGTTTGTGAGCGGTTATCTGCCGCTGACCAGCCACTCGAAAACATCGCCCAAATCTCAAGCCAGATTTCGACTTGAGTCGAAGGTAGGTTGATATTCCGCCCTACAGACGGATCATTCGGTGAGGCGCATACTGGCGAAGCCGGCTGATCGTAGCGCATAGACTGGCTCAGGCTGTGTCCCCCGGCGTTCAGCCCTACGCTGGTATCTAGCCAGATCGTCCCCGTGTCAGATGTCGGGCAGCTCCCGTTACCACCGCTGTTCCCACACACGTCTTCGCCTGTAGACCACCAGGGCTTCGATCCGCCAGACATCAGGTTCGCCGTGCTGCTATACGACGAGAAGTCCTCGATTAGGTCTGCAGGCGGTCCGCCTCCAGCAGCAGGTGGCGTCACTAATCCCCCATGCCGAGACGACTGAGCAACGATCACGAAGCCACCATAGTGCCGCCTGCCGAGGCGAACGCAAGGGCATTGTTGAGCACGAAGCGTACCTGGGCGTTACTAGTCGCTACCACCCGCTGCGTCGGATCACCAGTAGCTCCAAGCACCACGCCGAACTCGAGCGTAGTGTTGAGTTGTAGCCCTTCCATGAAGGGTCCAGGGAACGTAGCAGCGCCTAGCACCTCCCACGTAGTGCCACCGTCTGGCGAGTAGTCACACTCGATGGTAAGGCCTAGCGTCAAGTTCGCCATGTCGAGTTCTAGCACATAGCGACTACTGCCCTCCGGCACGCTCCATGGACCTAGCGTCGAAGCGCCAAGAACGATCGTTAGCGGAGCTATTACCGTCGTCGCTGCCACTAGTCAACCTCGAGGAGCGTGAAGACCTTGAATACTCGATCGGCCTTGACAGGTATCCCGCTGATGACTCGCATCGCATGGCAAGCCGGTAGCGGGATGTTGAACGCTGACCGCGGCGAAGCGACTTTCACAGCGTCGCCCTTATGGTAGAACCAGCACCAGTCAGCATCCTTCTCCGGTTGCACCTCGAACTGCATCGTCTCGCCAGTTAGCTCCGCTGGCGCGTAGATAGTCACCACCGCTATCGTCCCCGTACGAGCGTGAATCTCGATAGGGTTCGAGGCCTTCTCGCCCTTCTTGATGACTAAGTCACCAAGACGATGTTGATGCTTAGCCATGATCAGCTCTCGTAATCCGCGTCGACTTGAGCGCAGAGCGTGAACACTCTGGCTCCACCGACCGCGCTTGTCGCGAACATGCGAAGCGACCTGAACCCGGCGACGAGTGGAATATTCACGGCTAGACCTGCCCCAATAACTATCGTCGTGCCAGGCTGCCACTGCAGCACGCTCCAGACCTCGTTCGGAGAACGGATCGGTGAGACCTCGACGTTGATGACCTCAGGCAGCGTAGCTGGCGCAAAGATCACCAGGCTCGACATAGCGCCTAGCACAGCCTGCACCTGTCCAGGGCTTGAGCCTGTGTACGCAGGACTGAATGTCCCGCCGTTCGGGATGGTAAGCGTCCCTAGGTCATGTAGATGACGAGCCATTTGATAGTATCATCTCCACAGTCGTCGGCGTCTGAACCGTGGCTCTACTACCGTCCTTAACTACTCGGTAGCGTGCGAGTTTCTTCTCGTCTAGCGAAGCTGCGATGCCTTCGGACAAAAGTAGGCTCCAGGCGATACCTCCTTTGTCAACGATCTCTAAGATGACACGCTCTTCTTCTCCCACAGGATAGGCGACGACAGCCACCTCGTTCCCTTGAGCTGGCTGCCAATCGCCTTCCCATGAGCCCGTCACTCCGACTGCGATGAGTCTCTTCATACTCCTCTTGTCCAAATCTGGACAACTATGCGCCGCCGCTATACTCCGGGTAGTCTGAAAGATACCACACGTCGTAGTTCTGCACGCCGTTCGGCGCTGACGCCGGGGCGTACGTGCCTCTACGATCCTGCGCTGCCCCCGCAGCGGGAACTGAGATGACGCCTGCGGTCGAGATTGTGATCCCTGTAAGGGCCAACAGTCCCGTCGCGACAAGCGCTCCGTTCACGATCTCCTTCTCCGCCGCCCCAGCGAGGCCAGCAGCGGTGCCCACTGAACAGATCACGTCCAAGCCGAGCACTACGCCATCACCAACTGTGATCGTATCGGTAGAAGCGTTACCTGCCGAAGTGATGGTGATAGATGTGATCCTCTTGAACGCGCACGCGGACGTGTAGGTCTTCGATGTGCCTGTGGCCGAGACGGACCAGTTCTCACTGATCGCGACACCGTACACGTCGGTACCGAAGATCGTACCGCTCACTGCGACAATGGACGTTGCGTGAGTGACTGTAATCACCACGTTACGCCCACCTGTGAACGGCCCGTAGGTCGGCAACAGCGTCGCTGCCGTACCTGCGGTATTCGCCAACGTCCCGTTCAACGGCAGGTTGGTCGTTACTGCGTTCGGCCCCGACGTTGCCGTCGTGATATCATTTGCTGCCGCCGTCGAGGGAGCAGGCCACGTTTGGTGATACACCAGTGACCCACCCCTCTGGATGCCGCGGCGGTTGGTTGTGACCGCCCTACCGCTAGGGTAGGGGTAGGCCGAACCTGTTAATGGTTTCAGCGGCATGTCTGTCTCCTATGGCGAGCCGTAGACACCGCGCCAGTCTCCGAAGCCTGACCCGTTTCGACGAGTCAACTTGAACTTAGCGTCACCTGTCTCGAAATCGTCTGTATTCGTTAAACGAGGTGCGCGACGGTCAAAGTAATTGAGATCGTGGTTGTCTGCGATGATATACCACGACAACGGGTCCGTGAGATAGTGCGACAGCAGCGGCGTCAACCCTTCACGGGACAACTGGTTGATGTCGTTCTGGTTGCTGCCTGGCAGCTTCTCCGATTTCAGGATCTGATTGACGATCCAGTGGTCGCCAGGGTTGTAGAGCACGTACTTCGGAATGAACATGACGGGCAGGCCAGACTCGTCGTTCAAGGCATGGAACGCCTCGATGGCAGCCTGAACTGCGGGCAAGCTGATGCCGGTGTCCGTCACAGGGCGATTAGTCGCTGACAGGCCACGCAGCGTCGTGTGGCTCGTCGAGATCAGCGACACGCCTGCCTCGAAACCGTTGATCGCTGTGTTGAACGCGTTGTTCAGCACTGCGTGCGCCACGATCTCGAAGTTGTTCCTTGCGGAGCGACCCAGAGCCTTCGACATCTTCGCTCCCATGATGCCGTACAGATCGTCCTCCATCATCTCCTCGGTGATTCTGAATCCGAGGCCGAACGTGGTCCAGAGATAGCGGACCAGCACTCCCTGAATCGCGTCCTGGAACGTAACCGGCTGACCTTCCGCCTTGCTCAACAGTGTGCCGAAACCGGCGATGGGGAAGTCTTCCTCATACGCCCGTTGGCTCTTATTCATGTTGATCCAGCGATCGCCCTCGGTCGGACGTTCCTTGTACGTCTCGAAGACGATTTTCCTAAAGCCAGGCGCCAATAAGTTCGAAAAGGCGCCACGAACCATGACCATTGTCTAGGCTCCTTTCCTAGCTTGAGAGTGCCTGTAGGTTGGCATCGAGGAAGCGAACGTAGAAGATACCGTTCACTACGTCGATGTCAATGACTCTGACCCGCGTATTCGCGGTAGTAGAAAGCACCTGCCAGAACGACCGGATACCTGCACCAGTCGAGATGTTCACGTTCGCGATGTCCTGCGCTCGTGTCAGGTATGCTACCGCCGGTGTTACGAGACTGCTCAAGCCCACGGTGACGTCGCCAGTGAGAATCTCCACCAGCATCTGATTCACCGGATACGGCTGAGGCTTCAGACCGAGGGCAACTTGCGGTGCCGTTGGCGCAAAGCCCAAACAGATTCCGAGAATCGCTGCCGGGTTCGCTCCGCACTTCTTGACGTTGTTATCCGCCGTATCGAGGAACACTAGGTCCCCCGGCTGCGACGTGTCCGTTGAGAGGAACGTATACTGCCCTACCCGTCCCTCCGCTTGCGGATTGCCGTGAGCGATGAAGGCTGGAAATTGCGACACTATGCCTCCTCACTCGTCCACTAAGAGACGCTCGACCGGGACTCTGATGCCATGCCGATCCCGGAGCTCTTTCGAGACTGCCTCTGCTACGCTTCGCACCTCTGTCCGATGAGCCTCCAGACGACTCTTGTGAAGCTCGCGCTGCCGTTCGACTTCCTCCTCGTGCTTTTCACGAGAGACCCTCATCAGTCTCACCTCACCCACCTGTGCACGGACACCTGCAGCTTCGCACTCCCCTTCGGGCACGGCTTCGTACCCATCGTCTACCGAGATTTGGATCTGCCCAGCGTCGTCCGTGTTGTTGTAGCGGTAGTGATGCTCAGGGTCTTTCTTCTCCAACGGCGACGCGTCGAGCATCCTCGCCCGAGGCGTGCGCTCACTAGCGCCGCTACGCTTCTGACCCTCGACTCGACTGAGCTTCCGAGCAATGTCTTCGAGCTGCCTCCGAAGATCAGACCTCGTTGGCTCAGGAGCCTTCTCGTCTACTGGCCTGCTTTCCGCCATAGAACGTAGTCCTCCTCTGACATACCCATCGTCTTGGCGATCTCCTTCGCCACAGGATCAAGACCTCCGTCGCTCGTCATGACGGGGGCTCTGATGGTGGACACTGTATGCGCTCCAGCACCTGCGGCCTGCGCTGCGCGAGCATCCTCGGCAGCTTTCGTCTTGGCGCGCTCTGCGCGGTCGTTGACGAGAGTGTCGAAGTTTCCTGTCTGTCCCCTGAACCAGGCCATGAAGTCGTCCCAGTTCTTGAGAGACGTCAACGCCGCAGGGTTCGGTAAGCGCTGAATCGCCTCGTCGATCTTCCGGCCGAAGACACGGAACTCGTCAGGGTACTTACGCTCGGCCTGTTCACGAGCGGTCTCAGCGTTGTTCTGCGCGAGGGAGCCCAGACGGGAGTTGACGTTGTCAATAAGAACCTTCTCCCGCTTGGCAAGAAGCTTGTCAATCGCAGCGAGGGGATTGTCTTGGAAGAGCTTGTTCATCTCCTCCGTAGACAGGTCCTTATCCTCAGCCGAGATTGGCGCAGCCGACGCAGGCGTAGCGCGAACTGCGGCAAGCGCACGCTCACGAGCTTCCTCGCTGATACGTAGCGCTTCCGAGAGCGCCTTCACGCGAGGATCGTCAGGCAGCGCAGCTTGCGCTTCGGCGCGCATCTTCGCGTCGGCTTCAGCTTTCTTCTTCGCTTCAGCTTCCTCAGCAGCTTTCTTCTCAGCTGCCTTGGTCTCCTCGAGCTTCTTCCCTACGTCCTCGAGATATACCTCTTCCCTCAGGCCGGCAAGGACCTCTTTATCGCTAACCGGCGCGGCAGTATCAGCCATCTCGTTCTCCCTCAAAGTTCGAGTTATCAATCTCGTGAATCAACGTTCTCGGCATCTCCAGTGCGTCCCTCAGCCCCTTAACCCGTCCTTGCAAGTTCCGCAAGTTGGGGTGATCCTCCTCCGCTTCCAGGAGTCGCTGGCTTTGCTGGAGTAGGGCCTCGAGCCGGGCCTGTACCAACTGGAAGGCCCTGTTGCCCTCCAGGTCCACCATTTCGTCCCTGAGCGTCTCCGCCGTTGCCTTGTCCTGGGGCAGCTCCGGGCTGAGCGTGGGCATTGAGATATTTCTCCAAGTCTGGTAAGTAGTCCTCTGGATTACGAATATCGTACTTCGCAATCAGGTCGCGGAACAGCTTGCGGGCCGTGGACATGACTTCCTTCACCATCTCGGTATACTCCGGCATGCCCTGCTTAGACGCTACGATACCCGCTTGTCCCGCTTCGAGCACTTTCTCAAGGTACTGCATCATCACCTGAATGAGCGACAACTGCATCTGCTGCTGAGCTTGGCGATTGGTCGAAGCGTCGGTAACGGTCAAGTCAACCGCAAACGCTCCGTTGATGTTCTCCTGAGAGACCATCTTGAAGAACTGCTTAACGTCTGTAGCGATCTTGTCATCGCCGAAGATGAGGTCCTCGATCCCGCCAGTGCCGAACTGAATCCAGATGCTAATGCAGAACTCCATGATGTCAGCAAAGCCCTGGCGGAGATTCTCTAAGACCTCCTCAACACGCTGGGTGCCCTCTTTGATAAGAGCCAAGGTACTCGTAGCGGTGGCTCGAGTGCCAATGATCGGAGACTCCCGTCCTTGCAGATAATCACTAACACCCGTCCGCTTCTCGACCATGCCGAAAAGGTTCTGCCGTTCGGCGAGCGTGGAAGGGTAGATATCCCCGCTAGCGAACGGTATGAAATCTTTTGTAGGCTCGTCGACAAAGAACACTCTCCCAGCGTAGAGACGCGGCACCTGCTCGATGCCAGAGTTCTTCTTCGCGATGAACATGCGTATGTTAGCGATATACGCATTGTCCTGCGCCATACGGTGCCACTTCGTGATCGCGTCTTGAAGGGACTTGACCATCTCCATGATGCCCAAGCCGAGCATGGTATCACTAGCGATCGTATACGGCACGATCGTGTAGGGCTTCCGCTGATGGAAGTACCAGTTCAGCCGGAGCTGGAGAAGGGTCCGAGTGTCCTTGTGGTACGTAGCGACGAGGTGCGAAGGCGGCTTGCCTGGGTAGATCGCGTAGTCAAACCACGCCTCGTAGACAGTGATCTCGTTGGCAAAGGTAGTGCGAAGCGCGTGCTTGTTAGCATCCTCACGGGCTTGCTCGACAGCAGTGCGAACGCCAATAGTCTGCTGGCTTCGCACGGATTCGACGTTAGTGATCTTACCTGCGGCTTCGAGAATCTTGAGCGCTTCGTAAGTCGTCCGCTGACGCTCGAAGATGATCGGGCACTCGTCTGGTGTCTCATAGAACGGCGGGAAGAGGAGATCACCTAGGTGGATGCCGAAGACTCGCGGGCCAGCAAAGCGAACCTGCGGGACTTCGACGACCTCTGAGTAGTCGTCGTTGTAGCGGAAGACCTTGTACTCGTCACGGTCGTAGACGGTCTTAAAGGCCATAGTACCGAGTTTGACGCACTCGAGAATGCGCGGAGACGCAACGCGACGAAGCTCGAGGTAGTTCTTCTGGTACTTGTCTACGAAGGCCTGCACAGACGGCATCAGCTCGAGGATGTCCTTGCGAAGCCCTTTCCAAGTGAACACTGGGTCTTGCTTGAAGATACCAATGTCCAGCCTGGCGTGGATAGGATCCACTGCCATCGCGCCGACAGGGATGACCTCCCTCGAGGCGCCGCGGAAGGGCTCAAACTGGACAGAGTCAGGAGTGACTGCGCGGTAGGCTTTCTCCTGATCGGCCCAAGCGCTTTGTAAGTCCTGCTGAGCAGAGTCGAGGTCATTCAGCCACTGGTCGAGCCAGATAAGGAGCCGGCTCTTCTGTTCCTCACTGATATCCAAGATCGGCGGAGGTAGCTCCTTCCGCTTAATCGCTGGCGTATCCTTCGGCTTAGACGTCTCGTCAACCTGCTCAACGAATCCCGCGTCGCGATCGAGAATCGCATGATGCGTGTTCCCAGGCTCGATCTTCGCGTCACGGAACTCGAATTCGCTAGGAGGAATAGAGGCGTCCATAGCTAGTCAGGCCATCCGAGTGCGTAGCGGTGTCCCATCTTCACATGCCACCTCTTGTGACATACTAGGCAGACCATGACCTTGGGCCATAGCTCAGCCTCGTCACCGAAGAGGCTTACGGGCGCTAAGTGATGCTCCTGAAGCATGGACTCCTTTCCGCAAACGAAGCAGCACTTGGCTTCGCCGTTCTGCGGCAATCCGAACGTCCGCCTTATGGCCAGAAGGCTAGCTTCCTCCGGTGGATGAAGATGCTTGCTTCCCAGGAGAAGGGAGTTGGCACGAGGCCGTCAAGCAACTTGGACGCCCATAGCTCCACGGTGTAGGCGGCGCTAGCGCGAGCTTTGCGCTGCTTCAGAACCTTCTCGACTTCGGCGTTCACTTGCGCTTCTTCCCGCGTCGACCTTGCGCGTAAGCGACGGCGATTGCCTGAGCGTCGGCGCGTTCTTTGCCGAACTTAGACTTCGTCCGAGCATAGGTCGCGCCCTTATGGAACTCACGGATGTTCTCAGAGCGAGTCTTCTTCGAGGTGCCTTTCTTGAGCGGCATTAGGCGATCCACCAGAGCAGGGCTGTCACTGCAGTGGAGCCGACAAGGCGCCAGACGAAGTCTGCAGTGGACCAGCCGTATGGATCAGGCTTGCGCTCGTAGTAGTAACTCGCGGCGTTGTAGAGTAGCCACCCTATCGGCAGCCACCAGGAGAGCCAGACTAGTGGGATATGGAAGATGGCCTGCTCGACGAGGCCGCCGAGGCCCTCGTTACTCCAGGTGGGCCAGTTGTTGATCCCGAAGGGCTCAGCCTTCTCGAGCTTGACGATAAGGGCCTGAACCACTTTCAGGAGCTGTGACCCCGTAGGGGCTGACTTAACGGGCACTGGCGTAGGAGCAGTCATGATGCCTTTCTCAGCCAAGGGTGGACCTTCTCATGGCAATCGGCGCATCTCACTGAGGCGTTCCCTGGGTCAAGAGCAAGGTGAACAGCCAGAGCCACGCGACGATGATGATGGACAATACGGCCGTAGCTACCACAAGATTGACAAACGAATCCGTCTCGGTCGAGGACCAGTTGCCGGAACTCCTGGTATTCGGGAGTGTGTTCAAGCTCGCTCCTTAGCCGACCCCAGCGAGAAAGGAACCGCTTGCGGTTGATCTGAAGGTTCTTACGCTTGCGAAGCAGGGCAGTCATATCGGACATGACCGCTGACGCGGGCCGTAGTTGTCCAGAATTGGACAAGGCGGACGTGTCCGGGAGGACGATCATCAGTTGAGCTCCGCGACTCGTTGCGGACCCCAGCGATGGTCCTCAGCATCGTAGCCGATGTCTTCGAGCTCTCCGGGAGACAGCTCCTCGATATCAGGGCCCTCGTAACTACGCGCTATACGGCGTAGCACCTGAGCTTCGCTCTCTTTGTACTTTCGCATGCGCTCAGGGCTTAGGAGGCCGCGCCAGAGTTGGGTCTGAAGCGCCAAGGCGTCGGCAACGTCATCGTTGCGGCCGAGGGGATACTCAGCGAGCTCTGTGCGAAGCAGGTGCTGAGTGGGCAGAACATAGAGATGCCCTGTAGCTGCGACTGGTTGCAAGCCGCGGATGTGCGACTTCTGCGGCCCTCCGGGCTTGACCGGGACGACGTAGATGTAAACTCCATGGCGCTCACACTCCGCTTGGAGATGATACTTGAGACTCATCTCGTAGCCGACCTTCTGGATGCCCACGCACCGAGGATGAAAGCGCTTCGCGATAGCGATTAGCTTCGCAACGACCTCGAGAGGGTTCGCTCTAGCGCCCCAGGCATCGAGGACAATGGCGTCACCCTGCTCGGTCGTGCCGACCGTAACCACGGCGTCACGGTCAGAGGTAAGCTTGTCACCATAGCGCACGTCGACTGTGGTAGTGATGTCCAAGTCCGCGACTTCCACCACTCGTTCAATCTCACCGTTTCGATCGTAGAGAACGATGCTTTCTTCATCCGGGCTCCAGCGCCAGAACTTGAGGTCTTGGACATTGAAGTCTTGCACCGCCACGTTACGGGGATTGTTCATGTACTGACAAGAGAACTGATACTCGCCGCCAAGGATCGGATCGTTGCGGATGTCTGCTAGCGCGTCCAAGCCTAGGCGCTCGGGGAAGATGGCCTTGCCGTCCTCGATCGCTCCACGGATGTATCTCGCGATCTTAGGACCGAAGCGCTGCATGGCGTAGGAGTAGACATCGTAGAAGGCCCATCTCGTTCCGACGACGTCGAGGGTGTCGGTCTCAGGGTTCACCATGAGGGAGTACAACTTCGCGAAGCGATTGATCGTATCATCCATGACCAGGCGGCTCTTCGCGGCTTCCTCCGAGATGAGGTCATCAAAGGTCATATGCGTGTAGTGCCGCGATGTCATCGCGCCTGTCATACCGATCGAGTCGACCGTAGGCTCTGCGTAAACGCCCTTGCGGTTGAACAACAGCTCCTGCTGCGACCAACGCTTGGGGTCGCTAGGGATCAGGTGCGAATAGAGCGCTCGGAAGACCCTGTTCGACTCCGCGTGCGTGCGAATGATGCTGAGGAACCTCTCCGCGTTCGTCGCAGTCTCGTTCGCCAGCAATATTCGATGCTCAGCGTTCTGCGCGATCTTCTGCATCACGCGAGCGATGTTGATTGTGGTCTTGAAGGTGCCTCGAGGATGAAGCACCAGCTTGAAACGCGCAGGGTTCCCGTCTAGCCAGGCGCAGAGCGGCCCATGACAGGACGCCGTTAGGTCCTTATATCCGAGCACATCGCGAGCGAACATGAACAAGTTCCTCGACGCCGCCTCTGCGAGGTCCCGCCGGATGTCCTCAGGCTGGCTCGCTACGCTAGCGTCTACCCTTGGCAGGTCTCGCGATGGCTCTAGACTCATAGGCCCGCTTGGCGTCTACGCCCTTTCATCTGCTTCCCCTTACGAAGCTGCGAGAGCATCTGCCTCGGCTTTACGCGAGACAGTATCTCCTTGTAGATCTTGCTCCGCGGCTTCTTAGCCACGGCTGCGCCTACGGCGCTTACGAGTGCCAGGGACTCCGTCTCTTAATCCACTCGGCGCAGCCGCCATAGCCTTAGCGACATGAGGATGCACTGCACGCCCCGGCGAGGGATGATGGAACACTTGATTCCCCATCTTGGCGCGCTGCTGATGCTCAGGCCAAGAGGGCGTGTCCTTCTCCGCGTGCGCAGCGATCTCGGCGTCTACTTGCTGACGCATGGAGACCTTACGCTTCTTGCGAGCCATGCTAGAGCCCTCCGTAGCCTGGATGACTCTTGCCCTTATTCCAGGGGCGCTGGCCCTGCTTGAAGCCCTCCCTCGGGCTCCCCGTCAACCCGCTGCGCTTCGCGCTCGATGCTCGGCCGATCTCCCGAGTCACCGTTCCCTTCGTGGACTTGTCGTAGTGCTTTGTGGCCTTCTTTCGCTTGCGCGTTGCCATCTGGGTCTGCCTCCAGTTCGACGCGGACAAAGTCGCCTGCGGCTACGCCGGCGAAGCTAGCTTTGACCTTAGCTGCTTCGACGAGTGCCGCTGCTAAGTCCTTCGCGTCTGCCGAGTCTAGGTTCCACGAAGTGACTGTCCCACGGAAGGTCTTACTTGTCTCGGGGGTTCTGTCGAGGATATCGCTAGACGCCTTCAGCGCGATGTGCTCGTTGTTCGACTGGATGAGTGCTTGCATGCGAAGCGCAGCCTTACGCGCAAGCAGCTGAATCGTCGCGCTTAGCGTTATCGTCTTATCCGCCAGCGCTCTATCCGTCTCATCCAGGATGCCAGTTACCACTGGATTTCCTGCTCCTATTAGCGAACTCAGATACTCATCACTAACGCCGACCACGCGACACGCCTCCCTCCTACTTTTAACCGCGCCGGTAGCATACAGCCTCGCCGCTTGCCGCAGGCGCGGTCCTGGCTTGACTGCGCGAAAATCTGGCCTTCCCGGCACTCACAGCTCCCCCCATAGGAATCGCCCATGATAACACACTCGCCCTCAGTTGTCAATGGGGGTACCATCGCTCGGCGCTACGCGCCCCTTGTCCATTTCTGGACAACTACCATAGCTCTCCCTTAGAGCGATTTCTATTGCGCGAAAAGTTGAAGACCACTATGCCGTTTTCGCGCGACGCGTTTCGGGGATAGGGGGTATCCGAAGGCGGCGACCCCTCCCGCTACGATTCGACACACCCTGGCGAGCTGCACGCAGCGCTGTCGCGACGCCGTCGTGGCACCTTGCATGTTGCCAGCGATCGGGCATGTTACGGCGCAATATCCTGCATTGCATTATGCAAGTTGTTGTGCCGCAACAACTTGCGCCACGGCACGGCCCCTGCAATAGGTGACCCGTGCAGGCGCGGCACGCGCGAGGACGGCGCGGCGACCACACGCTCGGGGACAGGCGCTACGCGAATACGGCCGGGTCCGGGCGGCAACTGGTCGGTCCATCCCGTCCGAGCACGCTCGAGCCCTGAAACTACACCCATGAGGCGGAATGTCAGGGGGAAGTTGGACGATCTATCACAATTCCCCTTGGAGGTTAGCATGACTGAGCTATCCAAAGACATTCCCGCAATCCTAGCGAATCCCGCATCTTACGGGTTTGAGTTTAATCTTGAGACTGTCGAACGTGACGGTATCAAATACGAGAACATACCCGTGATGAAGGTGACCGAGGTTGCGAAGTTCGAAGCGGCTTTCCCTGGAACGTTGCTGAAGACGAGCAACAGCCAGTCGATGAAAGTGAATTCGCAACGCGTCGGTAGGGATGCGGCGGCCAAAGGGGTCAAAGACCCTCAGGCGATTCGCACTAAGAATGTTCAGTGGCTGCTAGGGATTCGAGTGGCGAGCGTGCCGAAGGTCTATGTTGGACCTAACGACGAGACGTTCGCCACGAAGGAAGAGGCCCAGGCAGCTTGGATGGAGTTCGCAGCGAAGTGAGGAGAACTCCCCTGACAGACCGCCCCGCTCTCAACTACGCCCCGTCCGTACGAGGGGCTAGTTGCGCTTCGCGAGGGGCGTTGTAAGGACAGGTGGACCTGTTAGGATACAGGCAGGTCGGGCTCCTGTCCCCCATGCCGCGCAAAGAAATAATTTCATACATCGAAAGTGAGCAGAGTTCAACTGAGCGCCAGTGCAGAGAAGGGACTGCCTTTGTTGTATATAGCAAAAAATATATATATAGATATATAAATACAACTAAACACAACTATAACTAAACACAACTGGCCATCTCTCACTAGCGCGCTACTTAGCACCATGCAGACGCATGTATGAAATTAATTCTTTGTGAAGGCTAGGGGACAGGTAGCAGACCTTACTCAGACCCAACAGGTAGTCAGGGACCATACATCCATGTGGCCTTGACAACTAAATCGAGTTATGTTATATTGGGTTTAACCCCCAATACGGGTAAGGAGACATGCCAGAACTCGATTTAGGGCAACTTCAACGCGTCCAGCGTATGATCGGTCAAGCGCGAAGCGTAGGAATGAGTTTGAGCGAGATCAACTCATACATGGACAAGCCGGAAGAACTCGAGGCAGAAATCGCTCGACGGCAGCGCGAGGCAATGAGTAAGATTGGCGGCAACTACGAGGCGAAGATAAGAGCATTTAAGGAGCGACGACTGGCGATAACAGCAGCATATGTCGCAGGAGCGAGCCTCAATCAGCTTGGACAGCTGTTTGATATCTCGAATCAGACAGCTCGAGGAATCGTGCAGAAGGAGCTACCACAGGAGATCGCTCAGCAGATCGCTCGTGAGCGAACGGGCAAGGGTCGTATATGGAACTTCGAACAGGTCGAGGTGATGTTTAAGTACTTCTCAGAGAATCGAGGAAGGCTTCTCGAAGCCAACGTGCTAGTCGTTGCTGCAGAGCTTCAGCGTGCGGCGAGGCAGACGAAAGAAGACGAGGAGATGAATCTTCCTGGTGACATGACGCAGCGGCTCGCGCCGTGAGGAAGATACTCATCTGCGCGACTAAGCCTACGCTACAGCCGCTTAGAATCGTGAACGAGCTCGGCGATGCTCAGGGTGAGATCGAGAAACAAATCGAGCTACATGACGCTAAGGACCAACGAAAATTAGCGGAGACCGGGTCAACTCGAGGACGGAAGGCGATTCAGTGGCATAGCGCTATTTGTATCGAGATCGAGGTGCCACTAACCGCAATTTCAGAGTCTTGACATCTGGATTAAGATGCATTATATTTGCGAGGTGCGGGAATCCGCATAGGTAGGTCAACATTGAACCGGGAGTGGGATATGGCAGACAGCCCCGATTATGCTTGTCCAGAATTGGACAAGAACACGGAGTGGCGCTGCGAGAAATGCGGCGCAGTGAATCACGTCCTGGATGCAGAGTGTCAGTGGTGCGAAGAGGAGGACGTAAAAGAAAAGGACGAGACCGACGAGCGAGACGCTGCTTGGGAGTCTGAGCAATGGCTACGCAACATGGAGGGATACGGGGATTACGAAGGCCCTGTCACCTGGCCATGATAAACACCTTCCGCCTACACGCGAAGTGGACTCGTCGCGTGCCTCGGCCAGCTCCGCCGAAGGCGCCGCTAAAGGCGCGGAGTGATGATATTCCAGTCGACATCATGCAGTACATGCGAGGCCATATCCATCTCGCAGACGTCTGGGCAGAGCGCAAGTGGTTCGAGCTGGAGTGGTTCCTGCTCTCGCTGCGCGGGCTCTTGCCCGAGGAGAAGAAGAAAGTAGTGAAGAATTACCAGATACACCACGTTCACCTCAAACCAGAGCAGTACTTCCTGGCATTAGAGACGCTCACAACTCGGCTAGGAGTCAAGCTCACATGAAGCCCTGGGCGAGAGGTCAAAGCGAGGAGACCAAGGACCTCGAGAAGGCGATCAAAGAACGCCAAGCCGCTGACTTCGCTGCCTCGAAGGAGAAATCCCTCGCGAAGCGTGCAGCGAAGCTGGCTAAACGGGCTGCAAAGGAGGCATCGTGAACAAGAAACGGCTTTGCGAGATCGTTGACAAGTACAAATATCGCTTGGTTGAAGGGACGCTGGTTGATGAGCGCTTCGGCGAGCCTCACTACTGCATCATGGGCGCTTGCCTTCACGAAGCTGGCATCGACGCCGCGCTCAGAGTCCATAACGGAAACGGCGGCAATCGTATCTGGGACGCCTTCCAAGAAGAGCTGATCGCGCTAGGCTTTTACAGCGCAGAGGAAGTAACCGAACTCATCAGCGTCAACGACGAAACGCAGTATCGTGACGAGTACGGGACCGAAGTAGTGCCTACTCACGAGCGCCTGCACGACTTCCTGGCATGCGAATGAAGCGCCTTCGTGCAGTCACAGGATTGCTCGCTATCGCAGGCTGCGAGCGCGCAGCGATCACTGATCCGCCTGCGACGTTCTTCTGCGAAGCACTGCAGGCAACGCCAGACACGCTTGCGCCAGTCTACCATGCCTTCGCGGGGCCATTGCACTTCGCGGGATGCCCACAAGTGTTCCCGCTTTCAGGCGTCTGGACGATAGATGTGCAAGTCGCCTATCGAGGCTCAGTAGGAGAGCACCTGGTCGGCGTGCAGATCAATCGTCGCTCTGTCGCTATCGGCGAGCTCTTTTCGCCTGATAGCGTAGACGACTTCGTTGCGTTCGTCTCGACCGTTGACACAGTCGCCGCAGGCGATACGCTGACCATTACTGGCGGCAGCCTCCATGGAGTGTACACTGTACCAGCGTGGAGCTTCTTGAGGCTGAGTCACTAGGTGCCAAAGATATTCGTCTTTGGGTCGAACTTACGTGGCCTCCACGGAGGCGGCGCAGCAGCGTTCGCATACGAGAAGCGTGGCGCTATCTACGGCCAAGGCATCGGTATGCAAGGAGACAGCTACGCTATACCGACTAAGGATGAGCGCATCAGAGCGCTACCGCTCACCATCATTCAGCACTACGTACAAGCGTTCTTGCTTTTCGCGCAGCTCAATCCCGACCTCGAGTTCGAAGTGACTCGCATTGGCTGTGGCTTAGCAGGCTACACTGACGCTGACATAGCTCCGATGTTCAAAGGAGCGCCGGACAACTGTGAGCTACCTGAAGGGTGGAGAGAATGGACGAGCATAAGGGAATCTCCTAGCACAGCGGCTGATCTTAGCGATGATGACAGTTGACGAACTGCCGGCGATGAGAGAAGGCCTCATCTTTGCAGACAAGACGATGCTTGATAAGATGATCGAGGAGGAAGGCATAACTCGTGAGAGGGCTCAGGTCGTGCTAGAGTCTCTTGCTAGTCGCCAAGCGATCATCGCTCGCATCGCAGAGCTTGAGCGCGAAGCGGCGATGCGGCATTAGTGGGAACTATTGACAACTCGAGTTAGGTGCATTATATTGGTCCCATGGGGGCGAAGTGCCCTCTCGCATCACCATGAAGCGGGGGTGTCGAAGTGGAAACCAAGCTAATTCAGCTTACGCTCTCTGAGCGTGAGGCCGAAGCACTTGACGGTGCTCTAGGCATCGCGTCAGTTATGCTCGCGCGCATGCATCCTGCACGGGCGCTCATAGTTGGCAGCTCGCTAACGACCGTCCTCGCTTTCGATGACGAGGAAGTCGCAGAGATGCTCGAGTGCGAGATGGCCAACGCTTGCGGAGTTCCATGCCTGCGGCATCACGGGAAGCAAGCAGACAAGAAGCACTACGCTGCTGCGGAGCATGAGACAGTAGAGCTCCTCAAGCGCCTAGGCATCAAGATTCACGAGTTCTGCAAAGATTACCGCAACGAGAAGATTGCACTCTACCCCGATCGTCAAGAAGAATGAGCAGTTACCTATACCCGAAAGGGGGTGATTACACGTGACAGCCACTGCACCAACAGCAACGTCGAAGCTGACAGTCCAGGCCCCTGCAGGCTCGCATTTCGAGTTTCGCGAGGTCAAGACCGCTCACGGGCAGCAGTCGCTGGGATTTGTTCCCATTCTGGTCTGGGACTCCCTCGACGGTCAACTCGCGCATTACGGCGAGGAGGCTCTGCTCGGAATGTCAGACGGTACGTCGCCGCTTGTCAGCTACCAGGGCATCGCACGGCGTATGGTCAAGGCGAAGAAGAGCATGGACGAGATCGCACAGGCCGAAGTGGACTTCAAGCCTGGCACACGCGAGATCGGCCAGTCGACGCCGAAGAGTCGTGCGAAGAACGCTGCGGCCAAGGCTGCCGAGAAGCTCGGCGGCGAGGCCGGGGACACGATCGCTGCTTTCCTCGACAGACTCAGCAACGGGGATATCAGCGAAGAGGAACTGCGGCTCCTGGCGAAAGCCAAGGCGTAGGTCGCAGCATGACGCAAAAGCTGGCTCTCATAGCAGCCCTGCGGGCGAGGGATGAAGGCTGGATACAACAGTCCCTCGGCATCACTCCCCCCGCGGCCAGCTCTGGGCAGGCATCGTGCGAGGGAAGGTTGAGACGCCTTCCTTTGGAGGTTCAAGTCCTCCCTGTCCACTATGGGGCGAATGAGGAGGAAAGTAGCGCAGCGGCGGAGCACGCTCTGACCGAACCGTGAAATCGGATAGTACCTCAATGGAGCAACGGCGCCTAGCA